ATAACCTTCGCCCCAAACGCCGTTAGAGCCTCGTAAACCTTCCGAATTTGTTCCAAGGTACCTTGACACCACAAGCGATTGAAAAGCCACACATCAACGGTCTTTAAGTCCTCGTCTTTGACATTGGCGATGTTGTCCACGCACACATAGTCAAACTCCGTGTAGTTGTCGCCGAGGTAGGCGTTCGGCATTTCCAGTCGGTAGAAGGAACACCCCGTCGGATGGGCGTTGTAAACGATGCAAATTCTCATACCCAAAGGTACAAAAAAAAGGGCCACCCCTTGCGAGATGGCCCTAACCACTAAACCATTGCGGAGTATGAGGCCCGCAGGTCAAAGATACTTTACGAACCGCTGATTTGGGTCGTGGAAGCGGAGAAAGTTGCGGCTGCGATGTTCAGCATTGCATCGGGTTCCATACCCGTCAGCGTCATCTCGTAGCCTGAACGGTCACCGAATGCAGTACCAGTTCCAGCAGTTCCAGCAGAGGCTTCCAAGCCATTTGCGGCACCAAGCAACCAGTAGCGTCCGTTGTTGTCAAGGACGATGACCAAGAGGCGATTCCGAGCCAACAGGCGCAACTCATTGCGGACGGAGGTCTGCAACTTGTTGATGGTGAAGGTCACTTCGGGGGTGTAGAACAAAGTGCCGTTTTCGGTGCTTGCGTTCAGCGTTTCCGTCATTGAAGAGGTCGCCTTAGTCAAGTCGTATTCAAACCAAGACCCCGATACCGAGGTAGGCGTGAATCCAGTTACCAAGCCGCTGCCGTTCGTGTTCACGGAACCCGTAGCGTTTATCGCTTGGACATAAATAGTTTTGATACCGCCGACGGCGTCACGGCATCCGAGGGCGTAGCCCGTAGTTAGGGAGCAAGACATAGTGTATTTTTAGAGGGTTTTGTTATACTAAAAAAGCGGGGGGAAGTTTCCCTCCCCCCTTACACTTAGGCCAAGCGGAAGTCAACCATCAAATCGGGATAGGCGAACTGCACACCTGCTTTGAAGGCGGCTTGGAAGCGTACTTCATCGTTGTCCTTGGAGTACCACAACTCAAAGTTTTCCTCGTCGGAGAGCAAGTCGGTTCCGTAGAAAAGGTTACCAAGGTAAGTTGCGACGATGCGGTTGGTAGAGGTCAAACCTGGGACGGCAACGATGCGGACATTGGTACCAGGGTAGATGATGTCACCATCGGCCAAACCTTGCAAGTCCACTTGGTTGTACATGACACCTGTCTGCGACTTCAACGCTCCAATCAAGGTGCGGAAGTTGTTCCATCCGCAGAAGATTACGAGGTCAGTTTTAGTCAAGATAGCCTGCGGGATATCGTTGTAAACCTTGTCAAAGATGGTGATGACATTGGAAGTCGTGATACCAACGGAAGCCGATACTGGGTTCCAAGTTGTAGAGGAAGCGTTGGCAAGAACGGTAGAACCCGATGCAGCGTTCAGCAATTGGTTTACACCGCTGAAGTAGGAGTTACCCTGCCAAATAGCGGTTTCCAAGGCTTCGGCAATACGCAGAGCCTTCTGCTCGGAGAAAGCCTGCTCAAATGGAACGCCGTCGTATTGGCTACCAGCAGTCAACTGGGACTGCATCCAGTACTGCTCAAGTGAGCGAGGGCAAAGAGCCTCTTGGATTTTCATCACGCCAACGGTGATGTTACGCTGACTGAAGGTCGTGTTGCCTGTTGCAGACCAACCGCACACGGTTCCTGACCCGATGTTTGCATCGGTGTCCATGAGGTTCAACGCAGCAGCCGACTTGATACCAACTTGCTTGGTAAAGAGGGCAGCAGAGCGAGCGGCGAAGACCGCTTTGGTGATGAGGGGCAGCCTTTGTTGGTCGGTGTAGGCTGAAAGGTTTCCGAAAGAAAATGCCATGATTTTGTTTTTAGGGGGTTAAGGTTATTTGGAGTTTTTAAGAGTTTGGATTGATTGTGCGATGGCCGCAAAGTTTTGAGCGGCTGATGCCTTCCGTTGCTCCACGATTGCGGATGCGGTTGGCTTGGGGGCTTCCGATGGGAGTTCTGCGACCTTTTCTACGATGTCGGTCATGGTTTCCATTTGGCTGGCAAAGGCGGCCATCTTGTCCTTCATTTTGCCCATCTCGGTGTAGGCGGCCTTCAGTTCCTCCATGATGCTGACGAGGTGCTTCTTGACGATTTCTTCCACCATGGCGGGATCCACCATTGGATAACCTTCGGCGATTTCACTCACCACTTCACCCGCAACTTCGGGGGTTATCTCTGCGGCAACGGCGACTTCTTCGGCAGGTGCTGGGGCTTCGGCCACGACGACTTCGGTGATTTTGCCACCTTCGGTTTTGATGACACCAACGCCTTCCACTTGATGCTCGCCATCAGGAGCGGGCAGGGTTTCGTCCTCGGTGATGACATACACGGCGGTTCCTGCAACGAGGTCGCCGTCCACACGGACAACAGTACCATCTACCAACTTGTAGTCGGCAAAGGCTTGCTTTTGGGTTGTGAACTTGCGGAGTTCAGTCCGCAAAGTATCAATGGCTGATTTTAGGTTCATGTTATTGGGATTTGTATTGAGGTTGGATATGTTGCAAAAAGTTAGTCAAATCGTCTGCGAGGCCCGCAAGTGCGACCTCCAGTTCAGTCCCCGTGTTCTTCATGCCGAACAAGCCCTCCACGGAGAAACCTTTGAAGGCATGGCGGTTCTCCCACACCTCGTTGTTCTCCACTTTGAAGGACCCGAACCAAGACCCGTCGGGGGTGTCCTCGTAGCCTTTGGGCGCAAGGATGCCCCGCTCGGTGTCGGTGATGTAGGACTCAAACATGAACACGCCATCGAGTTCAGCGTTGTGGTAGGCGTTCACATTGTGCTGGTTCCCTTGCTTGAAATATTTTTGGACAATCTTGCGGATGGTGGCTTTGTCGAATACGACATAGTACTCACCGTAGGTCTCGTCCTTCCGATATATGGGCGTATCGGCAAGCATGAGCGGTCCCGTCAGCACCCTGCGTTCTCCCGTTTCGGCGAAGCGTTGCGGGGTCTTGGCGAAGGCTTGGAAGGGTTTCTCAATGGCGGGCATATCAACGAGGGCCACGAATTGCACGCCTTCGTCCACTTCGTCCACGGTCATTCGGTACACGGGAAGTTCCATGTGGGGATATGTAACGGTTAGCCTAATGTTGCAAATTCGGACAAGCGTCGCACCCTGCTGGTCGTCTGCTGAATGTCCCGCTCAACCACATAGGCCCGCATGGGTTGCATCCCTTGGCCTTGGCCGTTCCCAAAGGAGGATAGGTCGGTCGTGTTGGGGTTGGCGAAGATGGGGGGAGCAGCAGCCCCACCCGCACCCGAAGGCATCGGTCCAGCAGGTGAAGGCGCACCGCCTCCTTCGCCACCACTTGTGATGGCCTTGCCCGCTTGAATGCCTGCCGCCGTAATGGCTGCAATCCGCAAGCCTGCACGAATCTTGGCCATAGTGTTGAACGCTTTGAGTTGTGCGATACCCGCCGCTCCCGCCGTCACGACATTCGCAGGGTTGGCCGCAGCCATGACCGCATTGGCCGCCATTTCTTTGTTTAGGTTTACGATGACATTAGCAATCGCCGCACCTTTCTCAATTGCCAAGGCTGCAATGGCCAAGCCTTTGTTTTCCCCTGCAAATGCGGAGAGCGTCTGCCCGATGGCTGCAACGGAATCAAAGACGACCTGCTCCTTGTAATCGGCAACGGCTTTCTCAATGGCCTTGCGTTCTTCGGCATTCTTGCGGTCGTGTTCAAGGATGGCATCGCTTTCGGCAAAGTAGGCTTCTGCAAATGCGTTGAAGTCAGCGGTCTGCTGCTCTAACAATGCTTTCTCGTAGGCCACCGAATCGGCCTCCGCTTGAAGTTCAGCAGCGGCAAGGATGGCGATGCGTTCATTCTCTGCGATCCGATCTGCAATGGCTTTGTCACTGGCGGCTTTGCGATCGGCATTGGCTTTGTCCCTTCTTGACTTTTCTGCTGCTGATAGAGTGCTTGCCGCTTGGTTAATTATCTTGGATTCTTCCTTGATTTTGATGTCAAGCAACTCAATCTCTTGGCGCAAAGCCGTTTGGTACTTATCATTTTTGACCCCAAAGCGAGCGACATCTTCCTGCAATTTGCGGTCAAGTTCAGCCTTTTCTGCTTCAAGTGCCTTCCTGCGGATTTTGGCAAGGTCTGCCTCGGTTGCTCCGTTGGCCTTGAGTTTGCGCTCATAGTACTCAAGTGTTCCAGCAGTATCTTCCAAGGAGCGTTTCAAGTCCTTTTGCGAACTTGTAGCCTCTTCCGTCACTTTGTTAAAAAAGCCCATTGCTTCGGCAATCAAGCCAAGCACGACCAAGATTCCCGCAAGACCCAATCCCGCAAGGGCAAGCCTAAACAACCTCGTTTTTTCAGTTGCATCACCTACGACCGTGGCGTAGGCTTTTGTTGCAAGGGTATTCAGCCCCATCATTACCGACGATTCCTTCTGCAAAAGATTCGCCACTTGCTGAACACCGTTGGCCAGGGCTATTGCCCCCTGCACCTTGAGCATTGCCTTTTGCAAGTCCTCATTCTCATCCCCGAACAATGCCGCCGCTCCTTGAGCGATTTGGAAGCCTGCTGCTATGCCCTGCACCGCACCAACAAAAGCGTCAATCCTTTTGGTGTCGGATGCGAGGTTTTTAATGCGTTGATTTACATCGCCAATCTCATCCTTGAGTTCCCCTGCCGCCTGTTCCAACCGCCTGAATGCGTCGGTTCCTTGCTGGCCTGCTTCGGCCATTGCAATCAGTTCTTTCTGCATTTCACGCAGACGCTGCTTTGCGCTTTGCGTTCCTGCACTTGTGCTATCCTTGAGGCTTACCTCAAGTGCAATTTCTTTAGTTACATCTGCCATATCTTAGCCTTCGGAGGGTAGTTCGGGGTTAATGGGGGGTTCATACCCTGGGTCCACAGGGTCGGGGTCAATCGGGCCGTTGAACAAGAATTCGGGGTCGCTTGCAATCGGTGTGGTCGTGGTTGCCGCAAAGTCGGTCAGGTTGAGGATGCGTCGGAGCGTGACACGGCACGGCTTCATCTGCCCTACCAAATAGTCCCGAATCTCCAGCAACCTCCACCGAATACCGCCGTAGTACACGGGCTTGCGGAAGTCAAGTTGGTAAATGTCCACGCTTGATAGCAGCATCGTGAGTTCCAACTGCAAGGCTTCCTGACTGACCGTTTCGTTGATGTAGTTCAACCAGTAGGTGTTGTAGAGGTTGTTATTGGTGTAGGCGTACGGCGACCCGCTTGCGTTCACGGCGTTGTAGTACACCAAGCGAGGCTGCCCAAAGGTGAGGTCCACGTTCGGGGCGTAGGGGTTGTCAATGTGGGACACGAAGGGCATCTTAAGGATACCGACGGATAGGGCCGTGTTCCCGCTGACCCCGTATTGGTAGGCCCATTCGGTCTGCCCCTCAATTAGGTTGTACTGCGCCAATCGGTAGCCCGTCTGCAGGGCTTTGATGGTCC